GGATAGTAGTGTCGTCAAGAAGCTGCTGCACACGCCCGTAGTAATCCTCTTGATTTGGGCGGTCAGCATGGTCAAACGGAAACGTGAGGCACTGGCCTTGGTCAGTCAGCACACCCACCATCACCAGAGAGTTTTCTGGCTCAAATGGGTCAAGGTGCATCTTGCCGTCACGCTTGGTGACTGTATTTTCTACATCAAGTGTTAGTTTCATACCGTGTACCTCGCTGTCTGATATTCTAGTTCGCAGTGTACCACACCGTGCCAGCCTGACAACTTGTTTTTTACAACATTCAGGTGACGCTGCGTGTCCTCTTCGTCTTGGCCGTCCACGACAGGGTTCTTGGCAATCAGCACCATGAGGTCAGCTTCCGCTGCCTTGCCGGTACGACTGCCCTCCATCATGCTCTGGTTCAGCAAGACCTTGCCCTCCGCATCAGCAGAAAGCTGGGACATGTAGAATACGGCACACTCATGCTGCTTGGCAATCATACGTGCGTGAACTGCATTGGCCTTCAACGCTTCGTCAGTACGAGCAAAGCCGCCGGTCTTGGCAAACTTGTCACCCATGTCGAGCAGGACGATATCTGGCTTGTACGATTTGCAGATGCTCTCCACCCACGACATGTCACGACCAGTAGCATCCTTGATCTTGATTCGTTCCTTTACCGGTGCGTACATGTCACGTGCCTTGGCTGGGTTCTCCTTGATCTGCCGCATGGTCATGCCAGTGGCAGCGGTCAGGTACCGTGCGCCGACACGGTGGTAGCCTTCCTCGTTACACAAGATAATGCAGTTGGCACCTTGGTGGGCAAAGCCACCGGGGCTGGCAATCAAGCTAGCGTGGAAAGATGTCTTGCCAGTGTTGGGCCGTGCGCCAATCTCAATCAGGTGTCCGGCATTCACGCCTTCGACCTTGCGTGTGAGGCTGGGGATGTTGAATGTCCACCGTGCCTCAAGGTCATTGCGGTCAAGCAGGGTTTCGATGTCGATGTCATCCCACTCAACACTGAGGTTCGGGGTGAAGTCGTCACCATACTGCTCAAGCAGATTACGCAGAGGCTCAAGGCTGGACTGATCTCCAGTCACGTAGTCTACACCAAGATTGGCAATGTCCTCGCCAACGACCTGCTGGAATAGCTTCGACAGCACTTCCTGTGCCACGTCGCCACCCATCGGGCTTTCTTTCTTGATCTTGTAGAACAGAGACGAAAACGCATCCTTCCGCGCTGTGGTCATAGTTGGATTGTCTGACATGAACAGTGCCTCCACCTCGTCGGGTGTCAGGGTGCGTTCATAACGATCCATTGCGGTGTCAATCGTGTTCTTGATCTCACGCACATCTTTGCTGAACAGGCGGTTCGGACACTTGGCCCCACGATGGTCATCGTAGAACTCCTTGTTCATCAGGCTTCTAATCAGGGATAATTCCATATAGCTTCTCCATATCTTCGGGGTTACGATACTTCAAGTCATTCGTCAGTTTCAGTATCTTCACATTGTCAACATAGCCACGTAGTTCCTTGGCCATGATGAAACTTTTCTTCAGCGCATCGGGGTCTAACGCCACTACGGCTGTCGAGAACTGCGTGAGAAATCCTTTATGCGATTCCTGTAGAGACGTTCCAAGAAGCGCAACCCCGACAAAGGATGTTGAACCGAAACCAATAACGGCAGCACTCACGCAGTCCTCAACAACGATTGCTACATTACCAGAACCGCACGTGTATGGCAAGCCACTTTTTCCATACTTGCGCCATTTTGGTAAACGCTTGGTCAGAGACCGGCCTGTAGCATCCACGATGGCACCCTCATGTCGGATAGGGAAAACCACCCTGTCATCCTTCACGTCGTACAGCAAGCCCAAGTCGTCGGGGTCAATGCCCCAGCGATCACACCAGCGGCGCAAATACGGGTTGTCTGTACGTGGAATGATGTATTGCGGCAGTTCAAACGTGTCCTCTGCAAATTTCTCCGCACCGATAAAGCCAGCACGAATGTCATCAGCAGAGAGATGCACTCTCTCACCACCCTTGACCCCGCACGTGACACGAAAGCAGTTCCACAGCAGGGAACCCATGTTGTTGGTCACGGTGAAGGTACGTTCCCCACAGTTAGGACATTCCATCCTCTTTGTAGACCCATTGGGAATGTTAAGATCACTAACGTATTTATACACATTAGTGTTATTATATTTATACATGTTATACACCTTCCTTTGCGGCACTTGTAATGCTTGTAACATGTATTTTTCTCTCCGTCAATGCATGATTTGCACTTTTCAGAGTATTTTTCATGTACGGTTTCACCGAAGCTGGGTTAGCATGTCCTGTAACCGACATTATTTGTGCCATACCGACACCGGCCTCGACCATTTCAGTTGTACCAGTACGCCGCAGGTCACTGAGACGCAACTCACGTGGCAAACCCGCATCATCCATCAGCTTTCGGGCGTGTAGAGGCAGTTTTTGTAGCGAATACGGCCTGTATTCACCCTTGATGGGGTACGGACGAGGTGCCACGTACTTCTGAAAGCCAAAATCCTCATGCTGTTGCGACAACATGTCACACAAGTCATCGGAGATGGGCAGATGCACGTCAGCTTTACGCTTGGATTGCTCCAAAGTCAGCGTACGAGCCTCAAAGTCGATGGCATCCCATGTGAGAAGACGCATGTCACCAAGACGCTGGCACCATTCGTATGCCATGTGTGCAATCAAACCGATATTGCGGGTGCTGAAATCGCTGTAGGCGGCGTCGAGGAACTTTTGTACATGCTCCCTACTCCAAACCGTCTTACGCCTCTCAGCGGCCCTCCTACGCACGTTAGCGAAAGGATTGAGGATGCACATCTCCATGCGCAACCCGTGATTGAATACGATGCTGGCGACTGACATAACATGATTAGCCATGTGAATACCTTTCTCGCACCATTCGTTGTACGCAACCTTTGCGACACGTGTCTTCATTGTCGTGTAGTCGAGAGTGGACAGAGCCTGTCCGTCCACCTCAGTGTTGAGCATTACGTTGATGAAGTATTCATACTGTTTCTTAGTTTCATCACGTAAGTTCCTGTAATCATAGGACTTGTAGTAGTCCGACACTAGGTTTTCAAGTTTGTTCATGCGAAAATACTCCCTCTTCGTACTGCTTTGCTGTGTGTATAGCATGACAATTTGCACATAGAACTCTGGTTTTCCTGATCTCATTTTTTAGTTTTTTTCTACTATATCCATACATCTTGGATATTTCTAAGAATTTGTCGGCAGGAACTATGTGGTCAAACTGTAGTGCATGATAACTTTTCTTATATCCACACAATTTGCATCCTAGAAATTCTTTCACTCTTCGGACAAAGGCTCTATTCTTTTCTGCATTTCTCTTTTTTGATTCTGCTTTTCTTTTTTGCATGTTAGCCCACGCCAAAGGAGAGTTCCATTGCTCTAGTATACGCCCATCGTACAGATTATTGCTTCCGGGGTTTCTGTAATAGTACAGAAATACAAAACCATCTTCTCTTACATCGCCATAGCGAAGAGGCAAAGAAAGTCTCCCTGCCTCTTCTTTTGTTACGTAGCCTCTCATTTTATGCCGCCACCAGTTGCTTGAACTGCGGAGTGTCCACCCACTGTGCAACCTCAAGTTCACGCATGAACATCGACTTGTCTTGTGTGTCGTTGCCAGTGTTACGCTGCTTGAAACCATTACGTTCATCTGCATAAGTTGCATAATTAGTGAACGCAGAGTACAGCGACCACAGGTTGCGGCCACGAGTGCTGACTTCTTGATTGTACAAGCTAAACATCTTCTCTGCCTTGCGGTCAGACTGCATGATCTTCTCCAGCAGAGCCTTCACATCGACGGTGACAAGGCTGGTGTTAGCCCACCGCTGCATCTGCTCAGTCTGTGCAGTGAAATCCTGCTGCGACTTCTCCAGTTCGGTGATGAACGTGTCGAGGCTGAAGTTGCTGGTGTTCTTACGCATGACCTTATCGTGACGCCCACGAATTTGCCCATTGAGGCAGAAGAAGTCGATTGCCCCAAAGATGGTGACGTTGGAGCAAGTGCCATTCACGCCGTGCAGGGCGATGATACGCTGGGCTACCGTAGTCTCATGCTTGTCGGTGACAATCTTGGCGTTCACGTTGGGCAGACGCATATCCATCATGGCCCAGCCATTCTGGTGTGCATCCCGCCAGCTAATCTCAGCACCCTGCATGTCGTGTGCAGACAGCTTGTCGGTGGTGGTGTTGATAACGTCACGGAAGAAGTCGCCGTGTGACGCACAGGTGAAGCCTTTGCCGACGATACCAATGTACTCGTCAGTGTTGGCGTTGATGACATACTTCTTGTCCTCCACCTTGGTGGGTTCAAAGCGCACGTCGAAGTCAAGGTTCTCAGGGATATATTCAAGTGGCATGGTAGTTCTCCTTTGCATTCGTTAACTGATGATGTGTTATACCACTAGCAAATCACAAAGTCAAGTAAGCTAGTACAACAAACACGATTAGTCCAATAATAATGTCCATGTGTCCTCCTCATTCCCAGCGGTAGAAAATATGTTCACCTATTTGTACAACAGGTGTCTTGGTCTCTGCCCATTCGGGCAGGACATAGGTTGCATGGTAGTGTGTGGCACCCTCCACGAAATCGTCAAGGTTGCCTGTGTGTACACCCTGCGCGATTATCAGGGCTTGCTCCCATGCTGTCTGGTCAGGCGTTTTGTCTGACTTGCCGTCACAGTACCAGCTAAACTGGCAGCGGTGACGCACAGGGAAGTCAGGCTTCCACGAGTATGTCGGGCCTTGCATGACCACATCACATACATCATCGGGATACCTGTCATCATGCACACGGTTCATCACCACTTGGGCTACCGCAACCTGCCCAATGAAGGGCTGGTCACGGGCCTCATGGTAGATGTTCAGTGCAAGGCATACAAGTGCTTCTGCAAACATTAGTCGTCGTCCTCTTCTGCCAGCACCCAATCTGCGTAGGTCATACGCACACCGTCCTCGTCCTCTTTGGGTACGAACTTGAAGATACGGTGCAGGTCACAATACAGGCTCTCCAACTTTCCCACATCAGATATCCAGATATCCTGACAATCCCAGATAGTCTGCAGGATAGTCTTCAAGTCATTGTGTGCTTTGAGCAAAGCTAGTCTGTCATCATGTGCAATGTTCATCGTTGCTCTCCTTTCAATCGCATGAGTTAAGTCGGGTGACAGTCACACGCCATACGTTACGGTCACTGTCGTAAGACATCGGGCCTTCAACACGAGTGTCGTAGCCCAGCGGCGGATAACCACGGTAATAATCCTCAACCTTCTGTTCCAGAATGTCAGGGTCACGATGCGTTATCTCTACACGTATTGTTTTCATGTCATGCTCTCCTTTAGCCAACGCGGTACTTCTCTCAGCTTGTACTTGCCGCACCATTCCGTTGTCTGATACTTCCAACGGTAGTAGTTACGATAGGCTTGCACAGGCCATATCTCACTCGTCTTGAGATGGTCATTGCCCTCACCAAAACACTGTGGGTGCTTGCTGAGATGTCCATAGGGAATATACTTAGCACAGTCGTGGAAGAATGGCAACAGCAAAGAACACTTGTGTGTCTTGCCATAACGATGCGTGTATTCCTCTGACATGGCGCGTAGCATATCGACACTGAACAAGTAGTTGGCGCGTGTCTCTGCCGCCCACTCAGTGCAAGGGTGCTTGGCATGTGCGGGTGGTGAATTTACCAGACCCAACTCAGCCGTGAACTCCTTCATGGTTTCACCTTCTTCGCCCAAGTAATGATGCAACACGTGTGATAGCATCTGCGCTTCCTCAGTCGGCATCTTGACAATGTGCTTGTCACACATGGCCTTAGCGATGGCGTCTGGGTGGTGGTCAATAAGAAACCTATTCATACGGCACCCCCAATACATAATCCTCACAGGCCATCTCTGCCTGTTCCTCTGTCGGGAACTCGCCTAGCCGGAACTCTGTATGTCCACCATCTGTGACAGCTTGTGCTGCGTATTTATTGTACGACAGCGCAT